TAATACCAAATTCATATAAAGTGTTGATTTTTTCTATAGGAATAAGTATTTCATAGGCTTTACGTCTTGCGTATGTTTCAAATTTTCTATTTATAAAAATCCTTTGGTTTAAAATATCGCCATATGTAAAATAATGGTGTGCTATTTCTTCTGCTAAAACCTCCAGTTTACGTTCTTGTGATAAATTTTTATCTATTAACAACGTACCATTACAATAAAAACCCTCAAAGTCGCCATCCAAACTTTTACAATCATCAATAAATATGCCATCCATCCCATCAAATGTCATAACCATTTCTTCATATCTATACATTTTATTCCCCCTTATCTGAATTTTGCTGTTCCAAACGTTTTCGTCTAACTTCTTCAGCGTATTCAATGATTTTTTGAACTTCTTCTTCAGTGAAATCACCATCTATATGCGCTGCTACATTTAAAGATTGGTTATTCACTTCATTTCTCTTTTTATCAGAAATACGATTTTTAGGAACATCAAAACCTAACAACCAAGCTTCACTTACATCTAATACTTTAGCAAGAACGTAAAGTTTGTTTTGACCAGGTTTAACTTTCCCATTAACATATTGACTTAAATCAGTTTTTGAAATTTTTACACCAGTATCTTCAAAATATTTCTTTGATTTTTCTACAATATCAACTTGTTTTAAGTTCGAAGTGATCATTGCTTCTTTTAAACGATTACTAAAGTTAGAATTCATAGGCTTTATCTCCTTCATTAATATAGTTACATTATAAGACTGATTGAACAAAAGTTCAATAGAAAAGTTCAATTTTTTTGAACATAATTGTTGTAATTGGTAAATGCCTGTGTTAAATTATTTGTAGTTCAAAGTTATTGAACTTGAAAAGAGGTGAAAATGATGCAATTTAATTACTCAGCTCTTAATGGAAAGATAGTAGAAAAGTTTGGAAGTCAATATGCTTTTTCGTATGCGATGGGGTTGTCGGAAAGAAGCCTTTCATTAAAATTAAACGCTAAAGTAGGTTGGAAACAAACAGAAATAGTTAAAGCGTGTGAATTACTATCCATTCCTTTAGAAGAGTTACAAATATATTTTTTTAACTTTGAAGTTCAAAATGTTTGAACTTTTAGAGTTGGATAAAAAGAAAGGATGATTTTTTATCAAAAAAACTATGATTAAATACCTCTTTTACGAATTAGGTAAGACGGACAAAGAGATAGCAAGCATATTCAAAGTGACACGTTCAACTATAACGCAGTATAGAAAATATCATGGTATTAAAACACCAATCACAATAGGTCGTAAAGGTGAATTAAAAGCAATTTTTAAATTAACAGATTTAGGCTTTGATGTTGTTGACATGAACGACGAATCAAAGTTAGCAGAATACGATTTACTTGTTAATGATGAAATAAGAATAGAAGTGAAAACATCGAAGCTAACAAAAGACAAAAGATTTAACTTCGCATTATCTGAAAGACCAGAGAACGGGAACATTGCATCTGAGAATCGAAGAATACTCGAATGTGGTCGTACTAAAAAGATATACAGAAATACAGCTGATTACTTCATATTCGTTGGTTTGGAAGGAGAGAAAGCATCATTTTGGATAATTCCTACTAATGAAGTTGATGAAAATAAATCAGGATTATCTTTTAGCAAGAACAGTAGAACTTATTCAAAGTATAAAAATGAATTCGACTTAATCGATAACGAATATAGTCATACAAATTTTTAGTTATTGAGGTAAGAAAGGAGACATTGCTATGCCAGAACATATTCAGCAAATGCTTTTTGATTTCCTCTTAGAACGAGGATATATCGAAAAAATAATGAATGACGAATTAGAAAAGGAGAGATAACATGAGACACATTTTAGCATGGTCAACTGCAGTACTAAGCACAATGATTTTTTCAATGATAACTTTTGATTTTCATTACAGTGTCGTATTCGCGATTGCAAGTTACATCGGTAGTTACGCATTTTGGAACACATATTATGCAGAAAAAAAGACCGCTAAGCGCGCCAACGCTTAACAGTCAAGATGATTGAAAAAATTCACAACTCAAATATACACGGATAGAGGTGTTTCGTCAATGGCAAAAGAAACAGTGACATATTTAATCAGACACAGAGAAATGCCAATATACGTCACTAATAAGCCTAGTGATAGTAACCCTGAAATTAGTTACTCAACACAGTTTAGTAGAGCGAGGGAGTTTAATGGTTTAGATGAAGTGACAATTGATATGTCGTATCACATGGCGATTAAACATACACATATAGAAGAAGATAAATACGAGGAGATAGATTATGAGTGAAAAAACGTTATTCGAACAGTTAAACACTTTAAACGTAAGTGATCATGTTGAAAAGAAAAATGGTTTTAACTATCTAGCTTGGACACATGCACATGAACAACTTAAAAATGTTGACCCTAACTATGAAATAAAGATACATGAGTATCCGCATCCTGATATTCCAAATGAGCAAGTGTTTGTACCTTATCTAGCAACACCAGAAGGCTATTTCGTAAAAGTATCAATCACATTGAAAGGCGTTACTGAATCCGAGTGGTTACCAGTATTAGACTTTAAAAACAAGTCGTTAGCGAAAGGGCAAGCAACTACATTCGATATCAATAAAGCACAAAAACGTTGCTTTGTTAAAGCGGCAGCATTACACGGTTTAGGACTATATATCTACAATGGCGAAGAATTACCAAATGCTAGTAATGAAGATGCACAAGAGCTAGAAGATAAAATAGCCGAATTTGTACGCATTTCACAAGAAAAAGGTAGAGATGCAACGTTAGAGAAAACGATGCGTTGGTTACGAATTGAAAATATTAATAAATTAAGTGGCAAAGATTTGGCAACAGCAAACGCAAAACTAGATGCAGGACTAAAACAATTAGACAAGGAGAACGAATAATTATGATAAACAGAGTTGTATTAGTAGGACGATTAACAAAAGATCCAGAATTTAGAACGACGCCATCTGGCATAAGTATTGCTAACTTTACCCTAGCTGTTAATAGAACATTTACGAACGCTCAAGGAGAGCGTGAAGCTGATTTTATAAACGTAGTTGTATTTAAAAAACAAGCTGAAAATGTAAATAACTACTTATCAAAAGGCAATTTGGCTGGCGTTGATGGTCGTATTCAGTCAAGAAGTTATGAAAATAATGAAGGTAAACGAATATTCGTTACTGAAGTTGTCGCAGACAGTGTTCAATTCTTAGAACCAAAAAACAACGGACAGGCAAACAACACCTCTAAAGGACAACAAACAGGAACAAATAATAAACGTTCAGGCAATGATAATCCTTTTGCAAATGCAAACGGTCCGATTGACATTAGTGATGATGATTTACCGTTCTAGGAAGTGATTACATGGCAGTAATTAAAAACTACATCCAACAAGATGATGGCACAATAACTGCCGTCATCGAGGGTGTAACACTTAATAACAAAGACTTTTTACTATTAGACAACGGACTTGAAGTTGAATGCGATGTAGCAGTCGTTGACCCATACAAAATAACAGATAAACAACGTAGAAAAGTATTTGCTCTTGTGAACGATATAGAAGCTCATACGGGCACGCCACAAGATTATATGAGGAATGTATTCCAAGAATATGTTCGCGTCACAAATGGCTATGATGAGCGCATATCACTAGCTGATTGCTCTAGGAAAGTGGCGGGTCAAATTATAGATGTAGCGATTGAATGGATATTCGAGAACAACATACCGCTCAGATATAAAACAAGTGATCTAATCAAGAATGACAGAACGTTTTTATACATGGCTACTATCAAGAGAAAGTGCATTATATGTGGCAAGCATGCAGAGCTAGCACATTATCAAGCGGTAGGTCGTGGGCGCAATAGACGTAAGATAGAACATTTTAATAACAAAGTATTAGGACTATGTTCCTTTCATCATAAAGAGCAACACGACATGGGCATGGATAGTTTCAATAAGAAGTATCATCTTGAAAATTCATGGGTGGACGTTGACGAGAGATTAAACAAAATGTTGAAAGGAGTAAAAGTTGATGGGAATTATTAGAACAGAAAAAACTACAGGGAAGTTTTTTATAGCTAGTAAATTCTATGTCGAAGATGAAACACTCTCATGGAAAGCTAAAGGCATAATGAGTTATTTGTTTTCAAAACCTGATGATTGGCAAATCTATCAAACTCAATTAGAAAAAGTCTCTACAGATGGAAAAGCTAGTGTCAGAGCCACTATCAATGAATTGTTAGATAAAGGTTATATGACGAGAGAAAAACGTCGAAAGGCTAACGGGGACTTTGATGGCTATGATTACACACTGCATGAATACCCAATAAAACATGGGGTTCGAAAAATGGAAGACGTGAAAATGGAAGACGCGAAAATGGTATTCGCGAAATCGGACACTACTAATAATGACTTTACTAATAATGATTTAACTAAGAATGATAGTAGAGTCGACTTTATTCCTTACAAAGAAATTATTGATTATTTAAATAGTAAGACTGGTAAAAGATACAGTCATAAATCAAAAGCAAATCAGAAACTAATAAAAGCACGTATGAATGAAGGTTATACAAAAGACGACTTTATTAGAGTAATAGACATAAAAACAGATGAATGGATAAACATTGAGGATATGAAACCATACTTACAACCTACTACATTATTTGGTAATAAGTTTGATAAATACCTTAATCAAGAAACGAAACAAAAATCTAATAATAAGAGTTTCTTTGACGAGTTAATGAACGAGGAGGGCTAAACAAATGACTATGACTAAAAGAGAGGCAGCCACAATACTTAGTCTAATTGATTCAGCCTTCAATATGAATTTTGCTAATGATGATTTAAAAACTAAATTATGGCTCGAACAACTAATGATGTATGCAGACTATGACAGAACACTACACAAAACAAAAAAGTACATTCGTGAACAGAAGTATAAACCTTCATTATCAGAAGTTATGGATAGTAAGCCAACACTAGTTAATGAATCACTAATTCCCGAAGAAGAAACACACGAATACAGAATGAAACATGATCCTGAATATGCGAAGAATCGAGAACAGTTAAAAAAGAAATGGCAAAAGATGAAAAGTGAGTGGATGAATGACGATGACTAATATAGATGTATTAAATACCGAAGAAGCAATCGTCTCTAATCTTATGCACCATCCATCTCTATTAGGAAAACTAAAGTTGAAACCCCAAATGTTTACGGATGAATATATTCAAGATTTTATACAGTATGCGTTGGATACAGGAAAGATTGATGTAACTGACATCTACTACAAAAGCCGAGAAGATAAAACATTCATTTCTACAGACAGGCTAAGCAAGATATACAGTTCGAACGGTACAGACAAAATGTTCTTTATGCAAGACCAACTTAACTTGCTAGAAAGCTATGTACTAAGAGAATCAATAAGACATGCGTCAGAATATCAATCAATGCCTAGTAAGAGTAATTTCAAACATCTCATGGAGCAACTAAAGATATTGGATGATATGAAGATAGATAAAGAGAACCCAACAGATAATTACTTAATGGAAGTAATGGATAACATCTTATCTGACAAACCTAAAGATTTTATCAAAACAGGTATTAAATCAATTGATAACAAGATAATGGGATTTGAAAAAGGTCAGTTGAATGTATTGGCTGGTCGTCCTAGTACAGGTAAAACAGCTCTAGCATTGAACATTATGTGGAATATTGTTTTAAAAGGTTATCCGACAACGTTTTTTAGTTTAGAAACTGGTGGAAATAATATCGTTGAACGTCTTGTATCTAGCATTACAAATATTCCACTGCATAAAGTTAAGCAAGCAGACGGTTTGAGCGATGACGATACAAGCAAAGTAATGGATGCTATCGACCAAATCAAAAAGCATGGCAATTTAAGGATTGAAGATACTGCACAAATTACACCGCAAGATATAAGAGAGCGAGCGATGACGCAATCAGATAAACCACATGTAATATTTATCGACTATCTAACACTCATGCAATCTGATGTGCAAATGAAAGATAGACGGCTTGAAGTAGAAAAGATATCAAGAGATTTAAAAATCATTGCTAAAGAAACAGGGTGCGTCATTATCGCCCTTTCACAATTAAGTAGGGGTGTTGAATCTAGAAACAATAAACGCCCAATGATGAGTGATTTGAGAGAGGCTGGAGGCATTGAACAAGACGCTAACATGATATTTCTTCTTTATCGAGATGACTATTACGACCAATCAATGCAAGATCACGAAACCGGAAAATCTGATATAGAGTTTAACGTCGCTAAAAACAAAGACGGTGAAACAGGAACAGTTGAGCTTGAATTTTACAAGAAATCACAGAGGTTTTACGGATGAATATAGCACAGTTTCAAACCTTACTAGGATACCTATACAGAGAGACATACAAGGACGATACAGTCATTCGAGCTAACTTACTTGAGTTAGGTTGGGCGACAGAGAGATTGATTAATAAAAGGCTTATAACGCCATTTGACGCATACGACGATAACAAAGAATTGATATTCAATGAGATGGAGTGGTCAGACAGATGGACGAATATAGATTGGTAGATACCAAAGGCAAAGATGTTGGTTCAGTAAAACCGTTAGGCGATGGTGAGAATATCGTTTGGTTTAAAAAAGACATGCTGCGAATGAATGATAACGAGCTAGAGAATTTTAAATCAGAACACAAACTAAACCGAATTGAAGAAACAAACATATTTGATTTCTTATAGGAGTGTCACGATTGAGTAAATACAATGCAAAGAAAGTTGAGTATAAAGGTATAACGTTCGATAGCAAAGTTGAATGTGATTACTACAAATACTTAGAACAACGATTAATTATAGATGGTTATGACTATATCGAGATACAACCGAGATATGAGCTAATACCTAAATTTGGTAAACAACGTAAGGCTGAATACATTGCAGACTTTGCATTATGGAATAACGGTAAGTTAATTGAAGTCATAGATGTTAAAGGTATGGCAACAGAAACAGCTAAGTTAAAGGCGAAGATATTTAGATACAAGTATCAAGATGTGAAATTAACTTGGATATGTAAAGCGCCTAAATATACAGGTGAAGACTGGATCACTTATGAAGAATTGAAAGAAGCAAGACGCGAGCGAAAGAAAACTAAGAGGTGATGAACAATGAGAAAAATTAAATTTAGAGTTTTTGATAAAGGAAGTAGTACAAATCCAATGCATATTGTGGGAGAGAATCAACACGATGAATTAACAACTTATGATGGAGAGGTTAACTATTATAACCTACAAAATGGTGAAGGAAGTAGCACGCCATATGGTGATTACATTTTAATGCAATTTACTGGTCTAACTGATATTAACGGAAAAGATATCTATGAAGATGACATTGTTCGTGAAGTGTATGCAAGTATAAACGGAGTCAAAAGTTATAGAAACAAAGTAGTGAAATGGAGAGAGTTCCACGCTGGATTTAATATAGAGAATATTGATTTGAAAATTATTGGCAATATCCATGAAAACCCAGAATTGATACCGGTAGAAAAACTTAGTACGCCACTTGAAGGTGATTCCAATGGAAACGTTAAATAATACCCTAGCAACTAATATTAGAGTTGCGATGGCGAAAGAAAATATAAGTACAACTAAACTACATTTATTATCTGGTGTTTCAAGAAGTTCTATTACTGAATATAGAAAAGGTAATATAAAACAAGTCAATTTAGAAAGCTTATCTAAAATAGCTGGAGCATTAAATGTAAAAGTTAGCGCATTATTTTTAGAAGGTGATAAACAATGAAAATGGAAACAATCACAGTTAGATATGACGCAACATTTGAACGACAAGTTGAGATACCCGTGTATGATCATTACGAAAATCACGACATAGAAGAAATAATTGATAGAGATATGAGAATGCATGAGAACGATTATCTAGATGGATATTTTGTAGAATTCGGCAATATGAAAATTATGGATTGGAGATATAGCTGATGAAAAAAGAATTTGATTTATATACAAAAGAAGATATTAAAGTCATAAATGTGAAACGAATCAACGTACATTCATTTTCAATGAAGGGTTATGATGGCACGCCATACGCAAACTTATTTAAACGTGTCAGTCATGATGAGTTAAAGAGATATAAAGATAGATTGAGTTTGGTCACATACGAAGAAAACAGCAGACGAAAAGAGAGAAAAAGACAGTTGAACGAAACAGTTATGGAACTGCTAGTAAAAGCAAATTTTAATATAAATGTGAATACTGGGTCGCTACATGAAGATGAAAGAAATGAAGCGCTAGGAAAACATCAACTCAAAAAGGTTGTCGAGCTATTAACTGATGGCAAGGAACTAACTGACAAGGTGGGGCATTAAATGAAAATTAGAGACTTGAACAAAGGTGAACACATCATTGTGTATGACTTAGGTAAGAGTGAATGTAGCGAAGGTATGACAGTTGTAGGTAAAGTAATTGAATTAGAGTTTGATGACGATGATAAGAATAAAGCAGTGATTGATGGGTTCGTTAGTTCATACACAATTACTGATGATAATCATTTTGAGAATTGGCAGGATTATATGAAAAGTATTACTGAAAGTGTGAGTGAAGTGAGAATAAAAGATTTGAATGTAGGCGACACAATACAAATACCAAATGGCAAGCTACCTTTAGAAGGCAAAGTGACTTCAATTAGTGACCAGTTAGCAATTGTAGAAATACCTATAGTCGGTCATCGATTTATATCAGATGAATCAGATTTCAAAAGAATTAGGAAAGCTAGAAAGCCAGTAGACCCTACAAAGTGGTTAGAGAAAGCTGTCAAAGAAAACAGTGAAAAAACAAAATCAGTTTTAGAATCAGGGTTAGGTATTAGTAAACCTGCTACTGAATATAAACAATCCAATGACGTACAACAACGTAAACGTGGTGAATTAAATGTAAATATTGGTATGGAAATAGAACCTAACGACAAAGTCAACCATCCTTCACATTATAACTACGGTGAGATAGAAGTGATTGATTTCATAGAACAGGTAACACAACACTACAACGCTAACGTAGCTTACCACATTGGCAATGCTATTAAGTACCTTGCACGCAGTCCTCACAAGAATGGTAAAGAAGATGTGGCTAAAGCTAAGTGGTATATCGAACGTGCATTTGAGAATTGGGATGTGAAGTAGATGACACCTAATGACATACTACTAAAAAATTCAGACTTAATTGTTAAATCATTATTCCAAAGAGCTGATAGAACGTATAAGCAATTCTTAAAGTTTAGCAACACAAGTTATAACGCAGAAGTTGGTACAAGTAGATACTGGAAAGCAGTAGCAGGTACTGAACAGACACAGAGAGAAATAAAAGGATTAATTGAACAACTTAAAGCAATGGACGAATACACACAATGGAGTGAGAAGTTACACCAAGATAGATATAAATTTGTTGAGAAGTACGACATTGTAATGGAAAAGTATAAATTATCATGATCCTATCAAACACAGTAGATGTTAAATACAAAATAAACACAAACGGGATGAACACCGTTGAAGTTGCAAGGATGTTAAAAGAAAACCGAGTAAATGGATTTTTGAAGTATGTTAATGAACGTAGTGTGATTATGGCAGTATCACGTGAGGATATTAAAAGTAATCGTATAGCAATGGAGGAGTTAAGGGATGAAAATCAAAACTAAGAAACAACTAAACTTACCACAGTTGATTGAGTGGGCGTGGGATAATCCTGAATTATCACAATATAAAATGTTCGAGAAAATCGGAGCAACAATGCGTGATTACGTTTCTTTTAACAACGAGAAAAACGGGGTTAGATTAAATGGAACAGTAAAGCCAACAGACCTTTTCACAGTTGAAGTCGAGGAAGAAATTACGGAGGATACGAGATTAGATAAATTAGTAGAACGATGGAAACACGATGATGAGGGAAACGAAGCATTTCGTTATGTAGAACATGATGATAAGAGTATTAATAAAGTTTTATTTGTAAACCCCGAAAGTGTAGAGGCAACTCATTTTTATGCAGAAATAGATGGTGAACTTGAATTAATCTGGCGTGACGGAAAGCTGGTGGAGTAGATGATGTTATTGCAGATACACCCTGAAAAAAGAGAACCTTATTTTTACAAAGGTATGATTGGAAAACATGCAGTTTTTGGTACAAAAAATCCAGAAGAAGCAACAGAGTTAACCTTTCAAGAGTTTTGGGATGTTTGTGAATCAATAGATAACTTCTTGAGTTGCAGACCCATATTTATATTAGATTAAGGAGTGATGGCGAGTGGGATTAATAAATTTAGGTGAAACGATAGTTGCATTGAGAACTGAAGTAGACCGATTTAGAAGTGAACGTGACCAATACAAAGCAGAAAACGAAAGGTTAGAACGTGAGAATGAGAAATTAAAAGCTACTAATGAAAATCTAAATAATAGGGCGAGAAATATGGATTTGAATGGTCAAATCCAACACGACGAGTTAATGGCTTGTGATGGAGAAGTGAGGTATTGGAAACAATTATATACCGCCCTAACCGACCACATTCGCCAAAAAGCAGAAGCTAATCCGAATGTAGATAGATATATCGCATTGGTTAACTATATTGATAGGTTGGAGCGTGATTAGATGGCGTATGAGTATGAAGATGCTGTGATAAGCGAGCTAGAACAAATGGGTGTCGATTATCAAAGTAATGGTTATTTCAATATGTCTATTGAAGTTCAAGAAGTCTATCGCAAAGCAAAGGCGTTTGATGAAGTGAAGAAATACGCTTTGAGCAAATATGATGAGTTTGAAGAAAGAAAAGAATTCGCAGAAAACATAGATGAATGGGATTACTTCAACGCACTGAATATAGCAAATAACGCAATAATCAATAAATGTAAGCAAATGGAGAACGAGTAGATGGAACAGCGAATACGTAGAAAAACAGCAATGGTAATAAAGATTGATGGTCGATATTATTTATCGGAGACAGGAAGAATTGTGGATTTTAATCATGCAGGGATATTTAATAGTCCTGTTATAGCAAAAGGTGTTGCAGAAAAATTTAATGATGTAGCAATGAACTCTATAGGAATGAGATACGACTTGGAGATTGAGCTCGTAGAATTAGAGTATAAAGCAACTGGAGTATATAAAAAATTCACGGAGGACAAACAAAATGACTAAACTACAAATAAAACTACTAAGCGATAACGCAACATTACCAAAACGAGCAGATGATTTAAGTGCCGGTTATGATATATACGCAGCAGAAACAGTAATACTTGAACCGCAAGAGAAAGCATTAATTGCTACTGATCTAGCAGTGAATATACCTAAAGGCTATGTGGGACTACTAACAAGCAGAAGTGGTGTGAGTAGTAAGACACATCTTGTAGTTGAGACAGGGAAGATTGACGCAGGATTTCAAGGACATATGAAGATTAATGTTAAGAATGATGAACAGTATATAGATAGAGGAGATTATGAAACTATATATTCGAGACCTTTATATGATATTGGAAGCAATTTATTAAATGATCCAGAAGTTCATTATGATATAGGTAAAACATACCAAATCAACAAAGGCGACCGACTAGCACAATTAGTTGTTGTGCCTATATTTACCCCAGAGTTAGAACCAGTTAAGGAGTTTAGCAATGAAACAGCAAGAGGAGAAAAAGGCTTTGGAAGTACAGGATACTAAAGACATACTACAAAAAGTTAAAGAGGTGTTGAGGAAATGATAATAGCGTTGCTTTTACTTTCAATGCTGTTTCTCATGTTGTCTATTGATTCTTATAAAAAAGAGCAATACAAAAAGCATGAGTTCTTTCAAACAGTTGGATTTGTATTAATGTGCATTGTACTGCTTAGCGCCACTTTTAAGTTATGGGAGTTGTTAAAATAATGACCCAATACCTAGTACGCACCTTAACAGATTCAACCGGCACACCTTTCACTCACGTTACCAAAGCTAGAGAGAACGAAACTTTTACTGTTGTTGAGGCAGAGAGCAAGGAAGAGGCTTTGGAGATAGCAATGGGTGAAGTTATATTAAGACCTGTTATAACCAAGAATTATCAACCACCAGAATTTGACGATGAATCTGAGGCCTATCGTAAAGCAGAGTCTGGTAGATTATCACCTAAGCCAGAGAAAGCACCAATACCACCAAGAAAGGACAGTGAGTGAATATGGAAATAGGTAAATACTACTATGTACTAACTTATAAAGGACGCATGTTCGAGGATATATTAACTATACACGACGATAACAAACCATACGAACATACGTTGATGACTACTACTGATGTTCAAAGGACACGTTTGTACGAGGATTACGATAAGGCTGTTGAACACGCTAAGCATTATGACTTAGAAGTTAAGAAGATTAGAACAGATATTCTAGGATTGGGGAGTCGTTAATAATGAGAATATTAAAAACGCTATTAATTATATTTTTATACGAGTTATCAAAAGAAATCACATATGAAATCATTTGTCGTAAACAAGCAAATGACATGGTGGATAAATACCCTAAGGATTATGAAGTAACTAAAAGAGCAATAGAATCACAAGCTAATCGAATGAAACTTAGAGCATACAATTTGGGAGAATTTTAATATGAAAAACAATTTAAATAATGAAATAGAAGAAACTATCGCCAATGATATGGCATACACTTTTAGCAGAAATATGATGATGTCAAACAAAGAAAGCAGAGCAATGGTTGAAATAGCACAGAGATATGGATTATCTGAAAAACAAGCAGTATTAATGATTTTGGAATTTGGTTCTATTCAAGGAAGTGGTGAGTAAATAATGTGGATGATAACAGCAATAGTATTGGGACTAATAGCACTTATATCAATCATATCGAATAGTATAAAGAGTGATTTAATATCTACCCTTAGATATGAGAACGCACACTTGAAGAATTATATACAGGCATATATTGATAAGAAGTAACTGGAGGTATTGGATGAATTTAGGTAAAGAAGATATTCCAAAGTTAGAACAATTTTTTAGAAAATATAATGATTTAAAAGGGCAGTTAGCATATAGAAGATATGAACTGTTATACCAACCGTCTGATTCAAATATTGGTGGCGGTAAATCTAATCTTCCAAGTAGCCCAGTGGAAAATGAGATAGTAAAGCTCCATAAAGATATTAAGTATTGTAACTTACAAGCTACTATACAAGCGATAGAAGATGTATATAACAAGGCAACCCCAGAACAAAAGTTTATTATAGAACATAGATATTGGGAACAAGACTTATTGATATATGAGTGGCAGGATATAGCGCATGAGTTAACTAAGAAGAGGAAAGACGATAAGATCATTAGTCAATATTCAGTTATCAGAATGCGTAATCAGATAATGAGAATGATAGCAGAAAGAATAGGATGGATACACTTTGATTAACCGCAATTACCGTGTTAGTGAATTGCGCTTGAAATAACGATACTATGATATTGTACCCGAATGTTAAGGGATATTATATATAGATACTATATTATATTATGGCACGTTACTTTATGTAGCGTGTCTTTTTATATGCCACAGATTAAAGAGCCACATAATAAGAACGCACATATAAAAGGATACTACTTGTTAAGGTGGACTGTTTAAGTCATAGGCAATAAGGGTCATATGCTAACAACTAACATATTGTATGTGATCTAGAACAATAGACTTTTATTGATAAAGGTTTAATCAGTTTAAGAGATAGATTGAAACAAGAAATAATTATAATGATAAGTTTATTGTTTAAATAATTTAACAATGAAATGTTTATTGATTATAAAGTGTGATGATTAATTTGTTATTGATTAATAAACAATTCTAAAGTTGAAAGACAAAATGATTTGATTAATTCAATTTCGTTTTGTCTTTTTTATTTAACAAAATAAATTTTAAATTTAAATATAAAAATTCAAATGAAAGAAGTTGATTCATTTGTTTGTTCAACCAAAGGTTCGACTTGGTAATAAGTCATATACTCAAACCGAGTTGCAAGACTATAGGAAAGCCAATACTAAGCGTTATAACCAAAGCGTTAGGCACAATAAGTATAACAAGGACTATACAGAGTTCTATAACAGTACTCAATGGCGTAAATTACGATTACAAGTACTGATTAGAGATAATTACTTGTGTCAGCACTGTTTAACTCAAGGTATTGTGAATGACAAAGATTTAATTGTTCACCATAAGGTTGAATTGAAACGGGATTGGTCGAAAAGACTGGATATGGATAATTTAGAGGCGGTATGTACAAGTTGTCATAATAAGATTCATGAAAAATAATCTGAAATTTTTTGGGGCGAAGAAAAACCCCCGTCACTATTGTGATGGCGAAACAACGAGCCGACCTTTTTTGTGCCCAAATTCCCAAAACGAAAACTTTCACAAAGTCATATAAAGTCTGGAGGTGCTGATATGGCAGGAAGAAAACCTAAATTAAATGCAAATAAGCTAGGAAATAGAACGAAAGAAGAATTAGAACAATCGGAACTTAAAGAAAACGGATTAAAGCAGTTCGCAAAAATAGATGTTGAAACTGTACCAGAAGGTTTAACTGAAAATGCTGCTAAAGAATGGTTGAGGGTTGTACCATTGCTTGAACAATTGCCGATAGCCGAATTAGATTATTCACTCATAAAAAAATATTGCGAAGTGTTAGATCAAAACGACACATTATATCGTGCTATAAGTCAGAAACATGGTATTGAAGGTATGGTTGACCCAGAAACTAATCGTAAAACAGGAGCTTTCATGGCATATATGGAGTCATTGAAAGAGTTACGTTCTATTTGCGGACAATTAGGGATGACTATCGACTCTCGAATGAGGTTAGTAGTACCGACACCAGATGAACAAAAGCAATCTATATACGATGAGTTTGGAGTTGATGATGATGACTAATACAATAACACCTAAAACTCACGAAGAATTATTGGATATTCCTATAGAGTATAAAGATGATGCTTATAAATATTGTGTGAAAGTACTTACCGGAGAGTACATAACGTGTAAGGATACAAGATTTGCTTGTATACGACATTTAAAAGACATACACAAAGCGATAAATGATTCTGAATGGAATTATACCTATAAGCCTAATCGTGCTAAAAAGGTCATTAAATTCGTTGAGGCATTACCTGATACGAAAGGGAATATTAATAAACTTGGATTGTTTCAAAAGTTCATAATTGCAAGTGTTCGAGGTTGGTTTACTAAAGATACAGATATGTTGCGTTTTAGAAAAGCCTTCATATCGATGTCTAGAAAGAATGGTAAATCAATTTTGGTATCTGGTCTCGTTTTATATGCTTTTTTATTCGACAGAGAACCAAAAGAAGGAAGACAAATGTTCACCGCAGCTAACGATAAATCACAGGCGAGCATTGTTTTTAATATGGTAGCTAAACAATTAATGTATTTTGTTTCGAAAGTACCTGAGCTTAAAAAAGATGTAAAGAAAGTTCGAGAATTATTGACTCACACAAAAGACGGTTCATATATAAGGCCGTTATCTCGTGATACTGGAGCGGTTGATGGTTTTGAACCGTTTTTAGCTGTTATAGATGAATACCATGCAGCTAAAACAAATGAAATGATAGAACTTATAGAATCTGGGCAAGGGAATTTACTGCAATCAATGATATTCATTATTTCTACAGCTGGTTTTAATTTAAACGCTCCTATGTACACAGATGAATGGCCATATTCTAAAGATATATTGGACGATAAATACGAAGATGATGAATACTTTGCGATTATATTCGAGCAAGATAAAGAAGATGAATGGCAAAACAAAGACATGTGGGCAAAATCTAATCCATTAATTAATGAATCTGATGAGTTGAAAGAACAAATCGAAGATTTTCTTGAAAAACGCGTGGCAGAAGCAACTAAAAAAGGTTCAATGTTTAGAGTTTTAGTAAAAAACTTTAATTATTGGATGCAAGCAAGCGAAGAATCATATCTTGATTTTAACGATTGGAAGAAGAATGAAAGTGATTTTGATGTTAGTGATACTAAAGTATATATCGGTCTTGATTTATCTAGAGCTGATGACTTAACCGCAGTATCTTTTATTCATTTAGATGAAATAAAGAAACAATATTATATAACTTCTCACTCTTTTGTAGGAACTAAAGGTGGACTACAAGGGAAGATTGAGCGTGACCTTATAGATTATCGACAGTTGGCAAGTGATGGTTATTGCACTATTACTGATTTATCTAGCGGAATTATAAACACTAATCAAGTATTAGATTATATTGAAAATTACGTTAAAAAATACAATCTAGATGTACAAGCTATTTGTTATGATCCTTACTCCATACATGGGGTGCTAGCAGAGATTGAACGCCGAGAATGGTTTTATGATTTATATGAGATTAGGCAAGGACCACAAACGCTTTCCAATCCCAATCTTGAATTTAGGTTAAATGTGATAAATGGTGATATTAAACACCACACAAATCCATTGTTAGACATAGCAATCAAAAACGCAGTTGCTAAAAACGTTAATGACTCAATCATGATAGAAAAGAAAATGAACAGGCAAAAAATAGACCCTTTAATGGCGACTATATTTGCTTACGTAATAGCAAGTGAGCATGAGTGGGATGTGGAAACAATCCTACCATTATTCATATAAAAAGAGGTGATTTAATGAATAAAACTGTATATGCAATAATCCTGCTGCTACTGTTACTTGTAGGTATTAGTAGCTTTGTTTACGGGCTATTTATGATTTGGCAACCGTTAGCGTATATGATTGGTGGATTATTTTTGATTATTTTGTCAACAATCTTAAACCAAGCATACGATAACACCTCAGAAAGGGGTGAGAAATAAAAATGCCGTTACTTGATTTAGGTTTCACAAGTAAGCAAGACAAAATTAATAGAGATTTAGAAAGAATACTATATTGGCAAGAACATGGTACTCATGCAAGCTACACAGGTATAAATGCTTTGCGTAATAGTGATGTATTTACTGCAACTCGTATAATTTCCGCTGATATAGCAAGTACTAAATTAAAAGTGAAAGGCCACGAAACAAATACGGTAATGAATCAGGTGTTGGAATATTTTAATAAAAACCCAAATTCAGATTTACCTGGATGGCACTTTAAATTTATTATCATTGCAAACATGCTACTTAATGGTCAATCATTTGTTGAAATTATAAGAGATGAAAACAACTTTCCTACAGGATTTCATTTTTTACACAATGACTTAGTAGGGTTAGAAGAAAAAGATGGAGAGGTAATCTATAACGTCAGTGAAGATGTTGATGGTAATGCAGTAAAAATCACTAGTGATGATATATTGCATTTTAGATATATCACGTTAGATGGTTATGTGGGATACAGTCCATTGTATGCACTGGCTCATGAGATAGGGATTTCTCAAGGTTCAAAAGGTTTCTTACGTAACTTTTTTGATAATGGAGGAACATCTACATCTGTACTTAAATACAAGAAAGGTCAGATAAATTCAGAGCAATTAAGTGATTTGAAAAAAAGCTTTGCTGACAGCCAACTTAAAAATAATGGCGGGTTAGTCGCTATTGATGACACTATGGATTTCAACAGATTACAAATACCTACAGAGGTGCTGAATTTTTTGAACAGTTATAAGTTTAGTACAACGCAGGTTGCTAAAGCTTTTGGTTTGCCGGTATCTAAACTAGGTATCGAAACGGTAAACACTTCAATAACACAAGCTAATCTTGAGTATTTACAAAGTACATTAGATCCTATTTTCAAGATGATGATTGCAGAATTGGAAACGAAAGTGTTTAAGTTTATTGATTCTGGTTATGAATTGGAATTTGATTCATCACGACTTATTGATATAGACCCTGAGTTACAATTACAACGAATTACTGAGTTGCATGGTAAAGGTATTATATCAACCGATGAGGCGCGAAGTGTGTTTGGATATCAACCTATTGAACATGGCAACGAACCACTTGTTGACTTAAATAGAGCACCACTATCAACATTGCAAAATTATCAAGAGTCGAAGATAAACAAAGAAGTCGAAAAGAACTCCGTAGAAAGGGGTGATGAATATGACGAATAGCAACGTTGACGCCTATAAAGATATGGTCATCGAAGGGTATGCAGTAATATTTAACTCTGTTAGTAAGATGACCCCTAATGGTTATAGGGAGAAGATAATGCCAACTGCATTTGATGGGGTTGATGTATCAGATGTTAAATGCTTAGTAGACCATGATTGGGGACAGCTTATCGGTAGGACGAAATCAGGCACGTTAGAGATAAACGTTGATGAAAAAGGGTTGAAATTTAAATGTTATCTACCTAATACATCAACAGGGCGTGACATATACGAAAACATCAAGTTAGGAAACATAGATGAATGTAGTTTCTTTTATACACTGCCACAAAAGAATGAAGGTAGTAGACATTGGGAAATGCAAGATGAGGACTATGTTCATGTAGTCCATCAAATTTCGGAGCTTAGAGAAATAAGTGTTGTAACTATGCCCGCGTATGATGATACATCGGTTATAGTAGCTCAACGTTCAGAAGACCTTAATCATGTAAAAGAACTTGAACAAATGAAAATAGCGTTAGATATAGAAAGCCTTCGTTTTGATACGTAAGGCTATTTTTTATGCCCAAATTTAAGGAGTGAGAGTGAATGGCAAATTTAGACGAGCGCAAAAAGGAAATCACTAATTTAATTTCTAAAGCGCAAGAAGCAGTTGAAAAAGGTGATTTAGAAACTGCTAGAAATTTAAAAGCTGATATTGATGCACAGAAAAAAGAATATGAAGAATTAGAACAGTTATCACAAGAAATTGAATCATCAGCACCTAAACAAGACGAAGAACCACCAACTGATGAAGGCTCACAAGAAGTTGACAATCAAAAAGAAGAATCTACACCAGATAAATCAGACAACGAAACGAGCACCGATAAAGAAAAAACAGAAGATAAAAAAACAGATTCACCAATTGATAGTGGTGCAGATGATGATAAATCAGAAGAAACTTCTACAACTATTGAAAAAGTAGCAGAACCTACAGAAGAAAAATTGGAAGAAGAAAAAGACAAAAAGAAAAAAGAGGGAGCGAAACGATCTATGGCGAAATTAAATCAAAATCAAGAAACTAACGAGGAAGTCTTAGCTTTCGAACAATATATGAAATCTAAAGGAGCAAAACGCGATAATGTTAAATCTGATGATGCAGGTGTAACAATTCCGCATGATATTAAATATATTCCAGAAAAAGAAGTTAATACGGTACAAGATTTATCGCAATTAGTAACAAAAGAAAGTGTTAAAGGCCCTAGTGGTGAATATCCTATTTTGAAACGTGCTAATGCTAAATTTAGTACAGTTGCAGAATTAGAAGCAAACCCAGAGTTAGCTAAACCAGAATTCAAATCAATTGAATGGAAAGTACAAACTTATCGTGGTTCTATTCCAATCTCGCAAGAAGCATTGGACGATTCAGTTGCTAATTTAACATCTATTGTATCTGAAAATATCAACGAGCAAAAAATCAATACTTTAAATGAAAGAATCGGAACTGTATTAAAATCATTTAATCCAACAACAATTTCAAATGTCGATGACTTAAAATCAATTATCAACGTCAAATTAGACCCAGGATACGACCGTCAAATCATCTGTACACAAAGTTTCTATCAAAAATTAGACACTTTGAAAGATGGTAACGGTCGTTATTTATTACAAGATAGCATTATTAATACAGCTGGTAATACGGTGTTAGGTATGAATATCGTAGTTGTTCGCGATGACTTACTTGGTGCTAATGGTGATGCAAAAGCATTTATCGGAGATATCAAGCGTGGCGTATTCTTCGCAGATCGTACTGACGTATCAGTTCAATGGATTGAAAACCAAATCTACGGTAAATACTTGATGGGTGCTTTCCGTTTCGATGTTAAACAAGCTGATGAAAACGCTGGTTTCTTCGTAACATTTGAAGATGCTGGACAACAGCCAGAAGGTGAATTAGGAGCATAAGTAAAGTAGGTGATTTCAATGTTTAAATTAGATAGCGTTGAATCAGTAAAAAAGGCGATTCGTGTTGACCATGATTTTGATGATGACTTAATTATGGAAGTTTATTTACCTGGAGCGATAAATGAAGTTAAAACAGCTGTGTCATTGGATGATGAAGATGAGGCGTTTTATGAAAATAATGCATTATTCAATTTAGCTGTTTTAAACATTGTCGCACATCACAATGATAACCGTTCAATAACAACAAATGAACAATCCTTCGATGTTCCAGCATCTTCTATGGCCCTTATACAAACACTACGTAGTGATTTAGTTAAATGGCGCATAGAGAAGAACGAGGTGACAATCGATGAATCTTAATCAACTTGATTATAGAGTTGCTTTTTATGATTACGTTAATGATGGCCCAGAAGCTGGCATGAGTGAATTAACTGAAGTATATAGTTGTTTTGGCGGTTTGTATGAACCGACGCAAAAGGATGTACAGTTAGGTAATTTAGAGCTTAGCAAAAGGTCAGTCACGTTAAATATTAGAAACCCACAACCACAATTTATACCGAACGTTAATCAAACGTTTGAAGTTAAGAACGGTATATATTCAGGGTTGTTTTTTAATGTCAAAAATGTGGCTCCTGCAAAAACGCCTAACTATATAAAAGTGGTTGGTGAAGAAGAATGACTGTGACAGTTAAAGGTGATAAAGAAATAATCGCATATTTAGAAAAGAAATTTGGAAAATCAGCAACTAAACGCATTACGGATTACGCGTTAACTAAAGGCGGGCAAAAAGTAGTGCAAATCATTAAAAATAATATGAAGTCGTTTGAAGATACAGGAGAATCTGTATCTGAGACTTCTTTATCTAAACCGATGACAATCGGTGGCGTAAGGACAGTTAAGGTTCATTGGAAAGGTCCAAAACAACGTTATCGCATTATTCATCTTAATGAGTACGGTCATTTCGACCGTTCTGGTAAATGGGTGAACACATCAGGAAAAGGTGTGATAGAAAAAGCGATGCGTGAAGGCAGAGAAACTTATTTTAAAACTGTGAAAGATGAGATAAGAAAGCGGGTGTAGGCTTGGAAGACATAACAATGAAGATATATAACGCAATTATAGATAATGAAGAAATTATGAAAAACGTTAATAAAAACGATATAAAATTTTATGATTATCCAAATGCGCAAGAAATCAAAAACACATGTATTGTCATAGACCCTTTAGGGACTCCGACACCCGCTGATTTCGCAGACAACGACAATATGACATATGAGTACCTTTATCAAATAGATGTATTCGTAAAACAAAATACAGGCATTAACGGACGAGTCCTATCAGATAGGCTCGTTTTTTTATTGCAAAGAATTATGTGGGATGAACTTGGATTTGGTGAGACTTCATCTATAAAGCCTGAATACATCAAGGAGTTCAAGTTATATCACCAAGCAAAACGATTTGAAGGAAAACAATATTACAAATTATAGGAGTGTTTATATATGGCAGAGAAAAGCTATCGTTCATTTACAGGATTAACAGAATTTTATTACAAAGTGCACGGAGAAGATATCCAAGTAGTCAAAGATCCAGAACGTATCAAATATTTACAAGAGATTTCAGTTTCAAAAGACCAAGATATTGAGAAAGCATACGGTGATAACCAAGTAGCGGAAATGGCAGTAGCAAACGGAACTATTGAGGTTGAAGCTGGATTCCATAAATTACCATTAGAAGATAGAGTAGCTTTATTTGGTTTGGAAAAATCGGAATCAGGTATTGTATCGGTTGGTAATGATACTCCACCATACGTAGCAGTTATGTTCGCTAAGACTATGGAAGATGGTTCACGTGAATATGTTGGTTTACCTAAAGGTTTATTTACTTTCCCTGAAGTTGAAGGCAACACTAAAGAAGATGGTGTGGAATTCAGTTCTGATTCTACTACAGCTGAATTTATGCAAGCGCCAGTTAAAGGGTTTGAAGAAGAAAAAGCTATGTTAATGGGCCATGACGCTAAAGGTTCAACAGTTATGAAAGACGCTATTTGGGAAGCGGTATTTGGTACTTCTTCTGAAAGTAACACAGGTGACGGTGGAAATAGCGGTGAAACGACTCCAGAGGAAGAATTAGGAGCATAATAACTTAGGAGGAATTTAAATGGCTAAAAAGAAATATAAAGTGTTGCACAAATTTATTGATCTAGAAGATAAAAATAAGATTTATAATGCTGGCGACACTTACCCTAAACCAGCTAATAAAAAGGTTTCGCATGACCGTATATTAGATTTGACAACAAGTGACAACAAACGAGGTAAAGTGTTAATCAAAGAAATTGAAGAGTAATCAATAACGAGGGCTTAAAGCCCTCTTTTTATTTGCAAATAAAAATTAAATTTAAAGGAGAAATTAAACATGGTCAAAAAAACTAAAAGAAATTTTGTTGAATTAATTCAAGAGGTAAATGATAAAGGGGAAGTAACTAAATCAAGAACATTTTTAACTCCACCATTTACGCCTGGAGCAGTTTTATTAGAACTACAAGATAGAATTGCTAAAGTTGAAAAAGGAGACTTTAAAACAGAAAAAGAAGCAATTATGTATATGGTTGAAATTGTAGTTGATTTTTACAAAAAACAATTTACAGCAGATGAATTTTTAGAAGGTACCAATGCGCCAGAGGTAATAGAGACTATGAAAAATCAAATTCAATTTATCTCTGATGGTTTTGTTAACGAAGAAAACGAAAGACGATTAAAAGAGTTACTAAAATAATAGGCGGCGTTGCCAATGAAATCTAACAAAATTGAACTCGTTAAAGATTTTGATTCTGACGGAAATGTACTTGATTCGGAAGTATACGTTTCGCGCATAAATACAAAATTGGAATTGGTGTATGAATGTATGGATATTTTAACTCGAATCGAAAAAGGAGATTCAGAAGTTGATGTACATACTATATCCGATTTAGTTATAAGGATATACGATAACCAATTTACAAAAAAAGAATTGCTAGACGGTTTAGATGCAGTAACTAGAAACATAGAGTTAATAGAGCAAATAACGTTTATTGCCTCTGGTCAAGGTTTCGAAGTTCAAGAAGGAAAACAAAATAATAAAATAAACAATTTGAATTCATGGGAAGACGCTAGAGATAACATGAAAAAATTTGTTAAAAAAATGATGAAGGAAGGCAAAGACATTAATAATTTAATGGATATGCCTTTCTCTTTTTTTATGGAAATTGTTCAAGACGAAAGCAAGAAAAACGTTAAGAAAACTGAAAGTATGATTGATGCCTTCATGTAATTGATTCTATCAGGAAAAGAGGTGAGATGATGGCAGAAAGAATTAAAGGGTTACAAATAGACTTATCCATGAGAGATACAGGAATTAGTAAAACTTTAGCAGGAATTAAAAGAGAATTTAAATCACTAAACTCTAGCCTAAAGTTATCAGGTAATAACTTTAAATACGGCGAAAAGAGTGCTGAATCATATAAAAGTCGAATGGGTGAATTAGATAAGGCTATAAAAATTGGAACATCTAATTTAACTGAATTAGAACAACAGTATAAAAAAGTGTCTCAAGAACAAGGCGCTAATAGTGCTAAAGCGGTTCGATTGCAAACAGAATATAATAAACAAGCTAATTCGATTAACGCTCTAAAAGATGAGTATGGAAGATTAGATCAGTATTATAAAGAGAACTTTACTTCTATGGGGCAGTTAAGTAATAAATTCAAATCAGTAAGCACTAACATGCAAGAAGTAGGTAGTAGAGCTCAAAATGTTGGACAATCTTTAACTAGTAAAATAACCAAACCTGCTTTAGCTGCTGGTGCGGCTCTTGGTGGCATTGCAATTGCAAAAGGTTGGTCGAGATTAGTTGAAATTGATACTGCAAAGGCCAAATTATCCGCATTAGGAAATAGTGCGAAAGATACTACTGAGATAATGGATAATGCGATGGCTTCAGTTAAAGGAACGTCATTCGGTATGGGCGAAGCGGCTACGACTGCAGCTAATGCTGTTGCAGCAGGAATAAAACCAGGAAAAGAGTTAACTCAATATTTAACTACAACTGGGGATGCTGCTGCCGTTGCAGGTTCTGATATGTCAGAAATGGGCCGTATATTTAACAAAGTTCAAACACAAAACAAAGCGTATAACGGAGAATTACAAGAATTATCTGACAGAGGTTTGCCTATTTACCAATGGTTAGCAAAAGAGGCTAACGTTACAGGTGAAGAAGTTACTGAAATGGCATCGAAAGGCGAAATATCAAGTAAGATGTTACAAGATGCAGTTAGAAAGAATATAGGCGGTGCTGCAAAAGAAATGGGGGCTAAATCATTTAGTGCTTCAATTCAAAATATGTGGGCTGCTGTAGGGCGTCTAGGTGCTGCATTTTTAGATGCTGGTGGCAAAGGTGGAGGTTTCTTCTCTAAACTTAAACCTTTAATGAACAACCTTACTGATACTATTGATAAAATGGGACCACAAGCAGAACAATGGGGAGTCTCATTAGGGAATGCATTCAACAAAGTTGTTGGTGGTATTAATTCCGTTATAAAGTGGTATCAAAGTTTAGACGGCGGTACGCAAAAGACATTAGGCGGAATAGTTAAATGGTTAGGAATTACATTAGTGACGATGGGCCCAGTACTAACTATATTTGGTAAATTTACAAGGATTATTGGTGGAATGTTTAGTGGTTTATCTGGATTGATAAGCTTTTTTATTAGACATAATGCAGTTGCTAAAATTTCTACAGCATCTCAAGCAATATGGAATGGTGTTACAGCCACTGCCAAAGGCATAGCTAACGGTTATAGATATGCTATCGCCGCTTTAACCACTTCACAAACAGCTCAAGCTATAAAGTCTAAAATTGCTGCAGCTGCAACAGTTGTATGGACTGGTGTTACAAAAGCAGCTACTTTAGCGACTAAAGGTTTAGGCTTAGCTATTAAGTTTATGACAGGACCAATAGGGTTAGTAATAACTGCAATCACAGCTTTAGTCGGCGGTATTATATATTTGTGGAAAACTAATAGTACTTTTAGAAATATAGTTATATCAGCTTGGAATGCTATAAAAAATACTGCTATTTCTGTATTCGGCTTTTTAAAACCTTATATCATAAATATTTGGAATGCTATAAAAAATTCTTCTATAGCAGTATGGAATACACTGAAAAAGGTAGCAACTACTACATGGAATGGTATTAAATATGCTGTTCAACATCCAATACAAGCCTTAAAATCTGTTTTAAGTACTTTGTGGAACGGTATGAAAAATGCTGCTATAAAAATATGGAACGCTCTCAAAAAAGCTGTAGTTGCAATAATTGTAGCTTATGTTAAACAGGTTAGATCTAACTTCAACTTGGTTAAGCGTATTGTTACAACTATATTCAACGCTATAAAGTCATTTTCTATTAAAGTATGGAATACTATTAAGAATGGCGTTATAAAAATTGTAAGAAGTTTAAAGAATGGTGTTACAAATGTTTTTAATTCACTTAAAAAAGGTATTTCAAACATTTTTAATGCGGTTAAAAGCTTTACCTTAAAATTGTGGACAAATGTAAAGAATGGCGTTATTTCAAGAGCTAAAGCACTATGGAACGGGGTTAGAAATACTTTTAATTCTCTCAAGAAAGGCGTTTCTGGAATTTTTAATAGTGTGAAAAGTAATGCTATAAAAGCTTGGAACGCTATTAAAGATAAACTGACTGGTATTGCTTCAAGTATATGGGGATCTATTAAGAAAACTTTTAACAAGATGAAAGACGGTCTCAAAGGTATTATTGACAAAATTAAAAGTCACATAACTGGAATGGTAGATAAAGTAAAAAGTGGACTAAACAAACTTATCGAAGGTGTTAACTGGGTAGCAGGAAAACTTGGGATGGACAAACTACCTAAAATTAAGTTACACACAGGTACTGAACACACTAACACAACTACTAATGTTGTTAAAAACGGTAAAATTGCTAGAGACACATTCGCTACTGTAGGCGATAAAGGTAAAGGTAACGGACCGGGAGGATTCCGACATGAAATGATTCGTTATCCAAATGGTAAGACTGCAATAACACCTAATAAAGATACTACAGCATTCTTACCTAAAGGTTCTTCGGTAATGAATGGTGCACAAACACATTCTATGTTGAGCGGAATGCCACAATTTTCTAAAGGAACATTATCAAATAAAAAACCAAAGAAACACAAAGAGAAAGATAACATAGTAGGAGATGTTATCGAAGGTGGAAAAGCATTAGCTGGCAAAGTAGTTGATGGTGGAAAAGCAGTTGTAGGAAAGGCATTAGAAACGGCTAGCAAGGGCAAAGACTGGTTAAAAGATAAAGTCGGCGATGTGATGGATTGGATAGAAAAACCAGGGAAATTATTAGAAAAGGTTTTAGAAGGATTTGGAGTTAATATGAACGCCTTCGGAATTGACAAAGCTGCAAGCTTACCTTTTGATATGATGAAAGGTATGTTTGGTAAATTAAAAAACGCAGCGATAGAAACCTTCAAATCATGGTTTGATGAACAAGAAGGTGGAGATGGTGGATATATTGACCTTTCAAAAGGTATTAACTTCCCATTTAGTCCTAATGGAAAAGCGCCTGGTTATCCTTTCGCAGGTCCACATATGGGTGTAGATTTAAACTATAAATATGACAAACTATATAGCGTATTGAATGGAAAAGCGACTGCTCGTTCTGGTTGGAATGGCGGATTTGGTAATATGGTTGATATAGTGAAAGGTAATTTAAAAGTTATATACGGTCATATGAGCAAGCATGCGTTTAGTGGCAGTAAAAATGTTAAACCTGGTGATTATTTAGGGGTTTCAGGTAATACGGGACGTTCTTCTGGACCGCATCTACATTTTGAAGTACAAAAAAATGGTGTGCCAATTGACCCATTAAAATGGTTGAAACAAAACGATGGTGGAGGAGGGAAATCAGGCAAATGGAGCGGTGATGTAAAAAAAGCTCTTAAACTAGCTGGTTTACCTACTACTTCGGCATATATTAACGCATGGAAGAAACAAATTCAAACCGAATCTGGAGGTAATCCTAAAGCTTTAGGTGGAACTGATGGATTAGCAGACGGTAGAGCAAAAGGTTTAGTACAGGTTAAGCCTGGGACATTCAACGCTTATAAACTACCAGGTCACGGTAATATTTGGAACGGATTAGACAACTTAATAGCAGGTATGAGATATGCTAAAGCGCGTTATGGTGTGAAAGGTATGCTATCAGCTATTGGTAAAGGTCATGGTTATGCTACTGGAGGATTTATAAATTCATCTGGTCTATACAACTTAGCCGAAGAAGGTTATGGAGAATGGATAATCCCAACTGATCCAAGTAGAGCAAGTGAAGCAATGAAATTATTAGCTTTAGCTTCTCAAGATATAGAAGGTAAAAAGAAAAACAAGCGTCCTAATCAGATGCGAACACCTTCTACAACTAGTAATAGCGATAATGAAATGCTTAACTTTATGGCTCAACAATTAGAAGCTACTCAAAGACAGGTAGAGCTGTTAACTCAATTAGTAGCTAGTAATCAGCGTCTCGAACAGAAGGAAATGGGGTTTAGTGAGCGTGATGTGAGCCATGCTCAAGGTAAAAAAGCGAAAATGATGGCGTATAACGTTGGAGGTGCTTTCTAATTTGAAAAAGGAAGTTAGATTGTTTAATGAAGATATTGATATAAAGTTAACAGATATACCAAGATTGAAATTTTTAGATTACATCGAAGATGATGTGGAAGTGAGAGCTGATACAACCGAAATCAGTGGAACTGATGGTGTGATTATGGGACCGACTACGTTCGGTCCTTTTAATTTGATACTCAATTTCTCTTTCAAAGGTATAGATACAAAGGATTTAAGGTTATATAAGCAAAAACTTAGACAGATTGTTTATCAAAGAAAACCTTATTTTATTTGGCATTCAGATGCACCAGGTAAAAAGTATGCTGTTTATTGTGATGCTAGCGAAAATGAAGATTTAACTAATTCATTTGCTACTTTCAAAATAAATTTTGTAGTTTTTAAAGGTTATTCAGAATCATTAAGAGAAACTGATAAGTTTAGTTTATCAAGTGGTGAATGGCAATTTGAAACTGGCGTGTTATCGGTAGATGAGATTAAATACAAACACAATACTACAGGATTTAAAATTTATAACGGTTCTACTGACACGATAGACCCACACATTCGACATAAATTTAGATTATTAATCAATATTGATGCACCGAAAGGTTTTGTGATAACTAACAATACAACGGGTGATGTTTTTAAATATAATAAGGCGATTAAAAAGAGTCAAAAGTTAGTATTAAACGGTGTTCATCCTACAATTGATAATAAGCGTGTGGGAGCTTATACCAATTGGCAATGGATTACGTTAGCACCAGGATTTAATGAAATAGAAATTGCAGGTGAAAATATCAATAATCCAACAACACAATGGATTTTCCCATTTATATATAGGTAGGTGAATTATTTGGATGCATTAGTTTTAAAAAACAGAAAAGGAACTTATGGTGAAATTCTGACTGATTTTGATTTCGGGTCATTTAAGTATGAATACGAGAAGAATAACGAAAGATCTATTAGTTTTACTATTTATAAAACAAGCAATAACGCTGACATTTACGACGCATTGATAAATGAAATGGTTTTAGAATGGAAAAATCAACAATATACTATTAAATCAACGGCAAGTAAATATGACGGGACTATGCTATCAAATGAAATAGTAGCTAAACATATTTTTATGGAATTTCAAAATCACTATATACCTAAAGATATCGAAAACGAAGAAATGAACAATGAAGATTCTTCGGATGATAATAAACCGACAATGACCTTACAACAATATTTAAACTTTGGGTTCACAGGTAATAAACTTGGTTTCTCATATGAAATCGTGGGTGACTTTGATAAACGTGTGCCTATAGATGATTTAGGCGATAAAAATGGAATGGAGTTCATAACAGAAGGTGCAGAATTATTTGATTATATCTATTTTGCTGATAACAAAAAGTTTTATATTTACAATCCAAAAGATTTTTATGAAATGGCTGATATTCCTATTATATACACTTATAATTCAAGCGAATCACAAGCTACTATTACAACCACTGAAGTAAAAACTTATATTCAAGGTTATGGAAAGAAAAAAACGAAAGCAGAAACTAAAAATTATAATCCAATAAAACCGCCTAAACTTAGTTATAAAGGGACTTTTATAAAAGATGGAACTTGGAGAACTGAGGAACTAGGGGCTACTTATGAAAAAACTTTTGAATGTAAATGGGGAAATGAAACGCTTGAATGGACACTAAAAAAAATGTCTAAAGGCGGAAAGTTAGATATTTATTTAGATGGCGAAAAAATAGGAAGTTATCAATGTTATAGCAAAACAGCTACGACGGAAAAAATAATTGTCGCTCAAAGGTTAGCGAAAGGAAGTCATACATTTAAAGCGGTTTTTAACGGTGGCATAAAAGGTGTTGATTATAAAAAATCTAAACCTTGCATGTATGTAGGCACAGAAAAATCTACCGTTTTAAATTTAACAGCAGTTTTAAAAGGAACAGATGTTTATCATGCATATGCTGAGTATAAATCACCGTACATCGATAGTTTTGGTTTTGCAGAAGCACCAACTATTTATGATGATTCAGCTCTAGATAAGGATGAACTGTACGAAAAGTTAAAAGCAGAACTCAATGATCAACCAACAGTAGAAGTCACTACAAATTATCTAGGTAGTGTTGATGACAAAAAATATATTAGTAATGGAGATATTAAAGAAAATAATATAGTAAGATTTATCAATAAACCATTAGGATATAATTTGGATTTAGAAGTTGTGAAATTAACTGAATCACATCCGATTTTGCAGAAACCAGTTGAAGTAGATTTCAGCAATTCACCGACTGATATTATCAAAATACAACAAAGTATAAGTAACAACATTAAAAAAATAAATAATATAGCAAAGGGCGGCTCACTTGGTGAATCGTCTTTTTCTATGCCGAAATTAGCGTCAGATTCAATAGGGAGTGTGTTAGTAGATGGATAACCCTACAGAAATTAAATATCCTTTAGATGAATACGGAGACCCTTACTATGCTGCAACACATTTTAAAGCGATTCAAAATATTGAAGATATATTAAAAGATTCTACAAATTGGATTGAATTTACACCGTTAAGTGGAAAACCTAACACTGAATTTAAAGCGGAGGGTGACAATGGATTTAACTGTTCCTACAGAGAAATAAATGTTTTAGACATTGTAAAGATAAAAAGCGTAAGAATTAATTTATCTAATATACAAAATGGTATGACAATCGCTAATCTACCAGAAAACTTTGTTTCTGAATCACAGTCTTGGCCAATTAGAACGCCAAACACTCATTTACCAGCCATCGTTTCATTACGACCTAACGGTAAATTAACACTTGTTTTCAACAAACAAGACACAGAGACATGGACAGAAACAGATTATATATATGGATCACACACATGGATAGAATAGAAAGGGTGATAGTAATATGAATTTACATTTAGATTATCCCATTGATATAGGTAGAGAATGGCGATATAAAACGATAGATAATTTCAAAATGCTAAGTAATTTTTATCAAGATATTACAAGTAACATGAAATATCATCGTACAGAAGAAAAGCACGCACACCATGCAAGACAAATTGATTACGAAAATGTAAATGTAGAGACAATTATAAAATACTTGTTCTCTAGAGTGGATAATTTAGTCATCGGTCACAATGGCGATGTAGTAAACGAAACTAAAGATAGTAGAGTAGCGGTCGATGGCACACCATTTAATGTATTATCTGACCGTTTATTTTATGATTTCACGCGTATTGAGAAAAAACTTGATGAGAATTACGAGAAGTTAAATAAAAAGATTGAACGCATTGTTAATGTGAACGATTACGGTGCAGACCCAACAGGAGAAACAAACTCTGACGAAGCATTTAAAAAAGCATTAGGTTCGGGTAATGTCCATGTTCATATGACGGCAGGAACATACAAAATTAAGAATGGTATTAAGTTACCGAGTAGAACTATTCTTTCGGGTGAAGGTAAAGGTGTTACTGTTATTAAACTTGCAGATGACGCACCGAGAGAAACATTGGCAGTCACAAATAAAGATATGGATGGTACAGCTGAATATATTGGCACAAAAGGTTATTCAGTGGACGGTAACAAAGCAAGATTTGATGAAAAGAACGTAAGTGATGGTATTCAATTCAATCATCCAGCGCCTAGCGGTGGTTCGTTATCATCTAACGTTAGATTTGCAGGCGTTAAGTATGGTTATATCGAAGATATTAAATCCATTGATGCTTTATTACATGGTTTCGATATTACCTACGCTAGTGACGATTATTATTACGGCGGTGACGGCGCAAGAGTTAATGAGGAATTAGAAAGTAAATTCATTCGTATTAATAATTGTGAATCGGTTGGTCATGGTGATGACGGTATTACAACGCATCACAGTAGATTTATCAATATCACGAATAACGTTTCGCATGATCCTAAAAATTATCACGGTAATAGTAATGGTATTGAAATTGATGACGGTTCACAAAACGTTATGGTATCAAATAACATTACGTTTAATAACCAATGTGGTATTGAAATCAAAGCTCATGAAACTTCATCTGCAGCATCTATGGTTGTGGTTGATGGACACATTTCACACAAAGACAACCGTTCATATGTAGCTAGACATATTGGTCATCATAGAGCAGCAACCGACCCTAAATCTAAAACGGCTAAAGATGTTACGCTTTCAAATATTGTCTCACTATTTCCATATAAAAACGAAGTATATCCAGGTTGGACACCTAGAGCCCTTTCAATCAGTGCTTACACAAATGTATCGGTCAATAACTTTACTGCTATTGGTGATGGTACATTTGATTCAACTAGTCCGGCTATTGCAGTTCAGTTTATGGCAGAAAATGTTCAGTTGAACAATATCAATATCAGAGGTTTCAAAAATGCAATTGCCGACATCAAAATTTACGGTGGTGCAAACAGACCGAAAAAAGTTACATTCAGTAATATTAATATTCATCATTCATCTAACAATATCGGTATTGCCGGTGGTGCAGGCGTTTATGACACTAAAATTATTGGTGCAAATTTAATCGGTAACGGTACAGGTAATGCAATTGAAATGTATAACACTACTACGACAATTATCGGTGTACAACATGAAGGCTATACAAATGGTGCAGTATTGTTTAAACAAGTTTACAAAGATGTACCGACTGCAGTACGCGGGGGATTTATGGGTGGCTCGACAGGGTCAGGCGCATTATCAAGACGTTCTGCAGTAATCGCTACAACAGGTGATTCATATGCACATTCTGATCGTTCTTGGTTATTAGGTGCAGGTATGAACTCACATGCTTGGGGTTCGCGTTCCGGTATCATCAATTCGCTTGAATCTAAAACAACACAAGGTAAATATGGTCAATTGATTTTAAATAGTCGTGGTGTATTAACAGAAGATAATTATGTTACGGTATGGGGCTATAATGCCGATAGTATTTCAAAAGCTAACACTTCAGTAGAAATACGAAGTGTTTCAGGAAATATTAAGTCAAAAGGTACAATCCAAGCTGGACAAAACTTCGGTGACTATGCAGAGTATTTTGAATCCCAATCAGGTCAAGAAATACCGAATGGTTATATCGTCACTTTAGATGGTCGATATATTCGAAAGGCAAACTCAAATGATACACCTATTGGTGTTATTTCGGGCACTGCTGGTGTGGTATTAGGTGACCAAATGTTCCATCATAAAGACAAATATTTAAAAGATGAATTTGGTGTCACACTCACACAGTTAGAGAAAAAAGAATGGCACGATGACGAAGGTAATTGGTATGAAGAAGAAATTGAAGTGCCAATACCTAATCCAGACTTTAAAGAAAATGACGAAGAAGAATATTTATCACGTGCTGAACGACCAGAATGGAATGTGGTTGGACTTGTGGGTCAAGTATTTACGCGAATCGACAACACAGTGGGTGTGAATGATTATATCAAACCCAATAAAGGGATTGGCACTAAAGATAATAACAATGGTTTCTATCGTGTGTTAGAAATCACTACACCATTTGATACTGAAAAAGGTTACGGCGTTGCCGTTTGCTTAATTAAATAATAGGAGTGATACGATGACAAACGGAATAGACAAAAAAGCGTTATTCAAACTTGCATCTGAACCTTATTTAAAGCCAATCTCTGGTTTAGGGTTTGGCTTTTATAATTTAGATGAAAATACCGCAATATTAAGGTTTCAATTATATAACGATAAGGGACCTTTACTAATCAGTAAAGAAAATTTAACTGCATATGCTTATTTTGAATCAACGAATGGTAGTGTATCAGATGTAATTGAATTAGAAATTGAAGATGAATTTCAAGGCATTGTCACGATCACGCTAGACAGTGCCTTTTTACATGCTTGCACAAACACAACGGTTACTGGTCAAGTTTATATCGGTGTGAATAATGTAGACGGTAATCCACAATACAACGAGGTTGCGGTGTTTAGAGAGTTTAAATTTGAAGTTGCAGACGCACTGATTAATAAAATTACTTCAACGACTAAAATTGAATATATTCGCATGTTTTCACAACTAAAACAACGAATCGAACAAGAAGTTAAAGATATCGAAGCAGCTATCGCTAACGGTGCCGATTATGTTGCAGAAATGAAAACAGTGTTACAACAAGGGAAAGATGCACTTAATAAGATTGTGGTTGATGGTAAAGCAGATATTAATACACTCATTACACAATCTAAATCAGATATAGATGAAACAGTTTCACAAAGTATTGAAGATATCACAACGTTATCAAATAATACGAAAACATCTATTCAAAATACTGCAGATACTGCGAATGAAAGTGTTAAAGCAACCAGTGACCAAGCTATCACACATGTTGATACAAAAGTGGCAGAGTTTAATAAAACGGTTGAAGATAATGGTTTCATTACACCAGAACAGTTAGACACTAATATTAATAATCTTAATTGGCAGAAATATAAGTTAACAAATGATGATGGTAGTTACCAGGTTATTGCAATAGGTGATAATTTAGATAACTTATACAATTTACCTGCAGGCAATTTCTATACAACATCTGTTCCAATTACTGGGGCTTCTTCTCAAGCTGGTTTTACGACTGTTGAGAAACGCGAAAATGTTGTTAGAAGAATTACGTTTAGACCATATAATTCTAAACAAATGTGGGTTAAACGTTTTTATAATGAATGGTCAGATTGGGAGAGGGTAGATAGTACATTAACTGACACAGGTTGGGTTGAATTTAACTTAATCAATGGTGCAGCTACCAACACAGAATACAGTGATAGAAATGGTTTTAAATGTGCATATAGAACAATTGTAAATGGTAGTGTTACAGAACGTTGTTTGAGAATCAACGGATCTAACATCGTTCCAGGTCAAACAATCGCAAACTTACCAAGTGGCTTTTGTAAGAATGCCCAAACTTTTCCAGTTCGTATACCAACTAAATATGCAGGTGGCTACTTAGTTATCGAACCATCAGGTAATGTTAAGTTTTATATCAATGGTGATTCTAGCGCGTGGATATCAACGGATTATGCTTATGGTGAAATGTCCTGGAAAGATTAAAAGGAGATGATTTTATGAAAACAGTTTATTTATATGATGGCACACCATTTCTTGCAAAGTTAAACAATGAAGGTGAGTATGATTATCCTAAGGAAGCATGGACTGAAACGCCGCCACCTGAAGGGATATATGAGCCTTATTATTATAACGGAAATGAATGGATTGGTGTTACACGCGAAGAGTGGTTGGAAAATCGACCGCCGCAAGCCCCTTATATACCAAGTGATGAAGAAAAAATCTTAGCACAAACACAACTTGAATTATTTTCCACACAGTTAGAAGTTAAGAATTTAACTCAAGATAATGCGAATATGATGACAGAAA